ATCCACATAATCTGTATTCAGATCGTAGGTTTGTTTTTTGATGCGAAGAACTACCTTGTCAAATTTTACAGGTTCTCTTTCTCCGTTTCTTTTTGTTACATACATGTTGTTAATATTTTAGAAATCTTCGTCAATAGAAAATGATTTTCCTTCGTTCACTCCCACCGCAGCCTTGGAATAATCGGAAACTCTTTTTTCGAAGAAGTTGGTTTTATTTTCCATTGCGATATTTTGCATAAAATCGAAGGGGTTTTCTGAATTATAAACCTTTCCAACCCCAAGATCAACAAGCAAACGATCAGCAACGTATTCAAGATATTGTTTCATCAGGTCTTTATTCATCCCGATCAAATCAACAGGAAGTGACTCGGTGATAAACTCTTTTTCGATTTCGAGAGCCGAACCAATGATTTCTTTGATTCTTTCAGGTGACACCTTGTTTTCAACGTGGTTGTTGTGTAGATGAACCGCGAAGTCACAATGAAGTCCCTCATCTCGTGAGATAAGTTCATTAGAGAATGACAAACCAGGCATCAACCCCCTCTTCTTGAGCCAAAAGATAGAACAAAATGATCCCGAAAAGAAGATACCCTCCACGGCCGCAAATGCGATAAGTCTTTCCGCAAAAGATGGTGATTTAATCCACTTAAGTGCCCATTCCGCCTTCTTTTGAACCGCAGGAATTGTATCAATTGCAATGAACAGATGATTTTGTTCTTCCTTGTCTTTGATATAGGTATCAATAAGAAGTGAATAGGTCTCCGAGTGGATGTTTTCCATCATAATCTGAAATCCATAGAAGAACTTAGCTTCTGTATATTGAACTTCACTTACAAAGTTTTCTGCCAAGTTTTCATTGACAATGCCATCCGAAGCTGCAAAAAACGCCAACACATTTTTGACAAAGTGTCGTTCTCCGTCATTGAGTCTTTCCCAATCAATAAGATCGGATGAAAGGTCAATTTCTTCAGCTGTCCAAAATACTGATTCAGCTTTTTTATAGTAGTCCCAAATATCGTGGTGTTCAATAGGGAACAGCACAAATCGGTTCTTGTTTTCAGTTAAGATTTTTTCCATTTTTTTAATAAGATTTAAATTGTTTGTTCTCGTTGTCTTCTTCTATCCATTAACTCCTTTTGACGCTGTTTGACTGATTCCTCTTTCTTTTCTTCGAGTCCGAGGAAAGTTACGCTTTGTTCAGTGTCAATTTCCAAAAATTCATTGTTGAATTTACAGTTCTCGAATACTATTCCATCTCTACCAATACGAGACTTGGTGATTGCAATAGTTGCGAGATTCATTTCTTTTTGTTGTAGTGACTTCGCAATTGAAATGATCACGTGCCCAACCTGTGCCTTTTTGATAGATCCGCCCATCTGATCGGTTGTAACCACTTCAGAGGAGATTGATGACCTGTTACCTTGTGTTGCTGTCCAACCAGCAATATCAAGCTCGGTGCACATCGCTTCGAATTTTCTCATTACGGATCCTTCACTCTTCCAATCGTCAGCCCCCGCCATACTTTTGTCGGGGAGAATACAGTCAATATAATCCACAACCAAAAGATCAATATTGATACCTTCTGATTTGATTTTTCGGATATAGTTTTTTATATGACTCATACTCAAACTGTCCGATGGAAGTTTTCTCAACATAAGTTTGTTGGGTTGGTTCTCTCTAATTTCCTTCACCTTATCCATAACCTCATCTTTGTGTTCTGGAAGTTCGGAGTTAGCAAGACCTGTCCATAAAGTGAAGTGCTTCCTTTGTATGATCTTTTGGTTGTCCTCAAAAAAGATTTGAAGAACATTGAATCCCATATTGAAAGCGTTATTTGCAATCTTGGTGAGTATAGTTGTATTATGTGTTAATACATAATCTCGTGTGACAAATAATTCGTCAGGATTTGATACTTTGATACAAACCGCTTCTTCATTATGAGAATAAGTGATAGACTTGACATATTTTTGATCAAGATATTTCTCGCGGGTGCGGAATCTATCAATTTTTCTTAACAACCTGAATGGTACAACTCCGTTGGAGAAAGAAATAGTGACGGTGTAAGCCATTTGTCCTTCTTTTTTCACACCATTATTGGTGTAATGTGGGATTTTTGTGTTTACACGTGCGGTTCCACCCAAAGACAAAACCAATTCTCTTACATTTTGTGAGAGTTCTTCCGAAACTGTAGTAAATTGTGTTATACCCTTTTTACTTACATAACCATCAGTATCCATCAATCCTTGTAAAATAGACAGTCTGACAGAATATGAGTTATAAAGATAGTCATAAGGTATAAATTTGTTGTTTGATTTACTACCATATAATTGGTAACTTATCAATTTTTGATTAATTGAAGATTTCAAACGAACTCGATAGATTTCTTGAGTTTCGTTCCTTATGTATTGACTGGTTGATCCAAAATCTTCCATGTTCTTAACATAATCCACAATTTCATCGTCTTTAGTTGAGATATTCACTCCACTTTCTGTAATACTTCCATCCCCTAACAATAATCCCATCAAGTATGGATCAATAAGGACTTCTTTTTCTTCAAATTCAACCGGACTAACAACAGGTAATCTGTAATTATAACGACCTCGTTTCTTGATTGAATTCATCATATCCGAAGTCTTGATTGTTGTAAAATTCAACTTTGGTTTGTAAATACCTTTACGGTCTTTACCTCTTGTTTTCGCTGTTCTCATATTGAGTGTGTTGACACTCCAAAGATGTTCTTCATCACAATTAACAAAGGTCTCATCTGTGAATTCGACTTTGTAAATTGGTCGTTCTCCTTGTGGATAAACACCAATAACATATTGATCTTTACCATCACTTCCCGTGATTTTGTCTCCCAAATTCAAATTACCGATCTTAACCCAACCTTTAGGTGTTAATACAGGTTCGGTGATTGGTAAAGCTTTCCCAACACCCGTAGGTGCTAGAATAACACCAATTTCACCTTTTGCAAGACCTCCATTAAGAAGGTTGTCCAACCCGTGAATACCCATCGGAATTGGGTGACGGTAATCCTCTGCGAGAACATCATCCAAATCACTGAACACATCTGCTGTGTCTTGTTCCATATTACCAACCTGTAACCCCTCTCTCACCATTTCTTCCAACGCGTCATAGTTTTCAAAATCACCTTTATCGATGATTTTTTGAGCCCTTTCAAGGACTTTTTTCATGACCTGTTGTTTACAAAACTTCAGTGCTTTGTCTTGTACAAACTCATGCCCCTCCTGTGGTGCAGTTTTCACATTTTCCAATGTGTCAATAATCACCTTACGGGCTTGTTCTTGAGAAATTTCAGAGATAGTTAGTTGTTCAAGTGTGGCAACGTTCGGAATAGATTCATATTTTGAATGATATTCTTTGATCATCTGAACGATGATGCTATAATACTTGTTATCAAAATATGTTGGTTCAATAACTTCCATAATTGATCCAGAAAACTTCTTATCAAATATGATTTGATTGAGAAGTTGGAGCTGGAAGGTATTGCCTAAATAACCGAAATTTTTCTGATTTGCCATGAATGAAACTACCTGATTTTTCTATAAATACGATTAGGCCAGTTCTAAATTCAGATATTCATAAATTAAATTTTCGTCTGAAAAAATGTCAGTAAGATTACGCAATACACCTTTCAAAAGGGGTCGTATATCAACGGTATAACGAACTTTTGGTGGGAAAAGTTTTGCGTCAAATTGTGAGTGACAAATTGTCCGATTACCATCTTTAATATAAATGTTAAAGTTTTCCGGTCCATCGGTGTTTGATGTTTCCATGATGGTTTCATCAGTTGTGATTTGGAAGTAGTTGTCGGTCATATAAACCAAGGTCTTTTTCTTCAAATCGTCTTGAATAATCTGTTTGATGTTATTAACCTCGTTATAAAGATTCAATGATCGCCCTGCCTTTTCTTGGTAGTCACGGACATTGAAAAATCTTTGGACAACAATGTTATCATTGAGGGTAATCAACAACTCCATTTTCTTCAATTCTTGTTCTTTCATTTTTTTGTTTTTTTAAAGGTTTGTTTTTCTTTTCTTGTAAGTTTCATAAAAGGGGTGATAAAATCCACCCACGCATTGTCACCTCTCGGTAGGAAGTTATAAAGACCGTCTTCTTTCATCATCTTCATAGCTTGTTTGTAAGACCTACCTTCGGGATCTAAACTTTCGTTGATTAAACTCAAAATTTCATCTTTAGCTTCTTGTGTTAAAAGTGGGTTACGAAGGTCAATGATCTTGCGATTAATCTCAAAAAGTTCTTTTTCAAATATACCATCTTTTGTCTTACCAGTCAAAAGACTTTGTAAAGTTTTGTTGTTTTTGTTTTCTTTAAATAATTCTTCAGCTTGTTCCAAAATATCTTCCACTTCCATCTTTTTTGTCAAAAGATCGGGAAATAATTTGATCAGGGTTTTTTCCCCAAGGAAATGGACTCCGTTAATGTTATCGGATTTATCTCCACAAAATATTTTAAAAGTGGCCACATTATCCGACGGAACATAAACATCTTTGATAATCTGTATTTTATCTCCGTATTTGATAAGTCCTTTGAATGGATTGTAAATCCAAACATTTTCTTTCATAAGTTGTGTAAGATCCTTATCACCGGAATAAATTGTTACTTTTTCATCACCACAACTTTGCGTGTAGAAAGCAATAAGATCATCAGATTCACAATGTGAAAGTTCGACTTGTCGGACAAAAAATTCTTCTAAGTACAACTGAATTCTTTGTTTTTGGGAGTAGAAAGACTCGGCTTCGGAGTCATCAGATTTTACTCTATTTGCCTTGTATTCAGCCAAGACCTTTCTACGTTCAAGTGAATTCAATTCACCATCCCAAAAAACTAAAATTTTGTCGTAGTTATACTCCGTAAGTTGTTTTCTTAAAGTGTTGAGGAAATGAAAAATTCCACCAACCTGTCTATCCTGTGAGTAAAAATTTTTAACACCATGGAATCCAATTTTTAACAAATTATTTCCATCGACTAACAAAGTTCGAATCGCGGTCACAATTCTTCTTTTTCTTCTGTCAAATCAAAGTCACCATCAGTACCAATAATATCTTTCCAATAATCAGCATGTTCTTTCTTATATTTTTCGATATTGGTTTTTTCTTCCGCAGTATCTTTACCAGCGATAAATCCATGTGGTGTAACGATAATACGACCATCATCATAACCAAGTCCATTTATGTGGTTTTTCATTACAGAAACTTTTGTTCTCGATGCAAATTTGATAGTTCTCTTATCTTTTGTTGCTGTGATTTTGGTCGTTCCCGCCTCTTTTTGATTTCCAAAAAGAAAAACTAAAGATGAATTCAACCAAATAGCCTCACCACCCTTACTTTTAATTTTAGGTTGTCCAAAAGGATTATCAGGTAACTGAACCCACGGTTGATTAACAACCACTAATGTATTTTCGTATTTAGAATCAGCTTTACGAGAACCTGAAATTCTTTGATTTATACCCATCCCAATTTTGTCAGCCAAAGCAGCTGCGTTGTGTTGTTTCCCACCACGACCTTCATATGTCATTTTACATGGTACGGATCCTACAGAATCCCACATAAAACACAAACTATAATCTAACTCACCTTTTTCTTGGGCATCCAATAGAGAATTAATATAGTCAGTAATTTGTTCAATATATTCAAAGTTATTATTGAAAATAAAAAAACCGTCCCATTCCAACTCACCAGTTTCTTGATCTACAACCTCTTCACATTCGAATCCCATCAACTTCGCATGTTCAAATGACCACTTTTGTTCCGTAATGATAAAAACAGGAAGAATCCCTTTTTTTTGCGCATCGACAGCGGTTTTAACCAACGCAGTAGTTTTTCCGGTATCAGAATGACCTAAAAACATGTTCAAATGTCCAATTGCCGGTCCTGGTAAACCAACAGCGTCCAAAAAGTCCGCACCCAAATCGAAAAACCTTTGAGGTTTGTATTTTGCCGATGTAGAAAACTTTTTCTTTACCGACGAAAAATCTTTTTTCTTAATTGCCATAATTTTTGTTTTAGTGTAAAATGATGTTAAGGGTGATTAAACCCCTAACATCATTGTTTTTTCTTTAGAAGGGCAACTCTTCTGACGGAAGTTCATTGTGTTGTGGATCGAGTTCATCATCTTCATCTTTGGATGATTTGTTGTTTCCACCGAATTCAGCGGATCCCTCGTCTCCATACACATATTTACCTGTACCACTGTCCCAACGTGGGGTTTCACCTCGTGAAATTGCTTCCAAATATTCATAAGGTTTTTTTGAATAGACATCATCCCATGTCATCTCATCGGCAATCCATTCTTCTGCAATTTTTGCCTCTTTGTGGAGGGGACTTGGATCATCGTGCATAATCGATTGAATGGTCGTATATTCTTTCCCGTTGGGTGCTTTTGATTTGGTTAGGGTGATGATAAGGTCACGTCCCTTCTTGGGGTCGGTCACATCACCTTTTTCACGCCAAATCGGAATGATCTTATCAAGAACACCTTCGTTTTTGTAGTTGTGTTTGAATCGCCAAAACTTCACACCATCCGCTTCGTTGTCACGGTCAATGACTTTTACAATGTAAAATTTACGTGAACGGTATTGGTTTGCAAGTTCTTTGTCTTGGGCCTTTCCTGTACTCATAAGTTCATCATAAAGATCGTTGAGTGGGGAAGGTTCATTGTCATTTTTTCCGGGATCATAAAGTTTCAACCATTCTTTATTGACTTGAACTTCGTGGAACCAAACTTCTTTAAATGGTGAGGAATTGTCAGGGGTGGGTAGAATGCGAATGCGTCTCCGTCCCGATGTTTCTCCTTGAAGGAGGATGGTTGTGAAGTATTTTTTCAAACGATCTTCACGGTTGATTGAATTTCCGTTACCTGTAGGTTTTGTGTTTTTTTCGTACTGTGCGAGTACCGCGTCTAAAGATGTTGCCATGTGTTTTGTTTTTTAAAAGGTTTGTTAAATTGTAAAAATTGTATGTTGTATTGTCAAATAAAAAGGGGTCAAGATTTTACTCTTTGACCCCTTAATAATAATTAAAAATTGTAAAAAATCAATAACCGTTCAACGGTAATTCTTCATCGAAAACATTGAATGATCCCTTGACTGTCGCTGGATCATAACTTGAAATTTGGTCGTCGGTAAGAACATAATCATTTTTTCCTGAAGCTTCCATTTCATCTTGTTTGACATCAAAAAAATCTGTTAATTTTTGATTAAAAGGATAAGAATCCAATGATCTCAATTGAAGTTTTTCTTCAGGTGTTTTTTGTCTGTATTTTTCGAATTTCATTTCCAAGTCACTGACTTTTTGGAATATTTTGTCGATCTCTCCAAGTTTGTTTTGTAAATCACCAATTTGTGATGTTAAGTTACTCATAATCTCTTCCTGTTTTGAAAGAATATCATCTTGCTTAGTGACCAGGTCCGTAATGTCCAATTCTTCAGTTTCTCCACCAACTTCTGCGGTTGCATCTGTGGTTACTTCATCACCTACTTTTTCGACATCAGGGTCCGAAGCAACATCTATGGGTTCTGCTTCTCCTGTAGTGGCCGTAGCCGCGGCATCTACGGGTGGTGCTTCTACCCCCGCCGGTGCTGGTTCTGCACCAAGATCCGGGGTGGGTTCTGCACCAAGTTCTTGTTCGTTAATGTAATTGTTTATCTGACGATATCTAATTATTTCCTCCAATATTCTTTTTTCTGCTGACATAATTTAATCATTTAAAAGTTGTTTTATACCTCCGTTTGTTCTAACTTGAACATTTCTGTTGGTGAATCTTGCGTTATCTACTCTTTCGATCAATCCATCGGTTGTCGAAATCACATAACACTCGTTTGTGTCCAAATCACAAACCTCTTTTTGGTTTGGACCTATTGATCTTTCGGTAATTCTTGTGTTCTTACCCAAAAATCTATCTAAGGTTTCTTTTGCTGTCATTTTTTCTTAATAAATATCTTATAATAGTGAAAGATACAAATCCATATATTTCCTTATTTTTTGATTCTGTTCTTCAGTAACGGAACTTCCCCCCATATAAGCATTATATTTTGTCCAACAATTTTGTATTGAAGAATATAACTGTTCTTTTTCATTTTCCGTAATACCTGATCTTGGTTCGATATTATATGTAACCCCTGACAGAGTTGGATTTTTCATATACCCATTAATCCATACTTTGTTTATATTCACAAAAGCTGTGACACATTTATCAAATGTGGGAAATGTTGCCATAGGAACAACTTTTTTGTCCGATAGTTGATAACATAAACAACCATCAATATAAGATTCATTAGTAAAACTTCCTGTTGATCCTAATAACTTTTGATTATTTGCGCTTTCCAATATGAAATTATACAAGTTCTTTTGAACATATTGGTTTGTGTTATCATAATAGAATAGATAAGGGAATATAAACGCATTGATTCCTACCCTTTTGTCTGTTGTTACACCACTTATAGTGTTAAATAAGTTTTGGTCTGAAAGTTCAGTGAGAAGAGGTGTGACTGAAGAATCTTTTATCGGCACTTGATTGAAGACTTCATTAATTTTTCCTTCACATGTTTGACTATCCGCCGCGGGTCCTGTTGGTTGAGAAGTCGCACTTTGATTATTCGCTGTCGTAGCTAACTCAAATTCCTCCCTCGTCTTATATTTTTTAACTCTTTCTTTTACCTTGTTAATATAATTTCTATTAACCGCCGCGATAATTTGTTCGGGTGGGGAATCTTCATATTTTGAGACTTTTGTTCCTTTGAATTTTGTTGAGAACTCTCCTCCCGATCTTATATCATGTTCAACAGAAATAATTAAATACGCCCCCGAGAACATCGGGACATTTCGTAGTTGGAAATACATTGTTGGTTGAATCAACATTGCACCCATCGCCTCAACATCACATGTATAACTTCTACTTTTGTATAAATCATACAATCCTTGTGGTTGTGGCATAGATGTGTTCGAATTGTATTGATTAGCAAGTGCCATCATTATATCCAAAGACTCAGCGGTTACTTTATGTTGAGATTGATCTAAAGCAAGTGAGGTGAAGATATTTTGATTTTGAAGTCCAAAATCGACAGCAAACGCAACAACCTTATTATTCAAACCCAAGTCGAAATCTTGGTTGGGATTTGTATCTATCAATGTGTTCTCAGCAGGGTTTTCCAAATTGAGTCCATCGGATCCGAAGTAATAATTCTCACCTATCTGTAAATGCTCACTTAACTTTCCCACAAACTGACATAGATATTTTGGTCTAGAGTCTTGATAATCTACTTCCAAAAATGTCCCAAATGCCGTTGAAGCAATGTCTTCGCTTCCCAAAGTTGCAATAGAGTTCAAACCTGGTTCTTGTACCCCATAGAAATTAACATAAGAAGGAAGTGCGAAGAAATTAAATCGATTTTCAGTAAAAATACCACTTATGAAGTTTATCAAAGAGGTTTTTTCATTTTTATCAGAAAGATACTTTCTAATCGAATAGACATCGATTACGAATTTTTGTCCAATATCTCTATTCCTTCTATCAAAAAATAAAAATTCTTCAAATAATGTTTTTTCTTTGAAGTTTCCTCCTGCAATCCATTTTTCATCCAACGCTTTGAATAATCTCCACAAATCATTCTTTACAACATTACCATCCAAAGAAGAATTATAGGTTGTGGGTGTTTGAATTACCGTTGGAATTTGGTTTTTTATTTGTTGAATTGAATAATTGATTATATTCGACTGGTTTGAATCCAAGCTTGAAATATAATTTCTGATTGTGGTTTCGAATTCCGACTTGGTTAGGTTGGGTTTTTTTAATTTTTCGTTTGCAAATATTTTTATGACTTTATGTAGAAGTTGAACATTTGAATCGGTAAATTCGATGTCCATAATCCTGAAGAAGTCGGTGATTGAGGATCCTGTATTTGTATATATCAATCCTTCAATATTTGAGAATCCCACATATTCTTGAAGAGCAATCCAAGCGGCAACATTTGCGGATTTTGATTGATTGAGAGTTGTCGATGATCCGTCACCAGGGAGACTACCAATTATATATTGATTGAAAGTGTCAGGATCGGTTGGTATATAAGTTTGACTGTTTGATAAACTGTCAAATAATTTCCTGTCGTAATTTCCTGTATTACCTAACTTCAAAACAACATCTATATTCAAAAATTGATTGATATGATCGATAATCTTTTTTTCCTGAACATCCGAAATTTCATAAGAAAGTTTTGTTTGATCTGTTGAAAATTGTGTAGGTGTAATCCTAAAATATTCCCTCAAAACTCCAACTATATTTTTAAACTTGAAATTTTCTGTTTCTTTGAGGAGGTTGTCTGTTAAGATGTTAGGGAAGTTTCCTTCTCCAATTTGATCATTTTGATAGTCTTTCGGGTGTTCACAGAATTTTAAAAATAGATTTTCAAATAAATCCAAAGTTTGTTTATCAAAAACACCAAATAATTCTTCGATCGATGAATAATTTGCGGCTAAAGTGAATGAATCTTGAATCTTGGTTGGTTCTTGATTCACATGTTTCATATATTGAAGTGGTGTTGGTTTTACAATCGAATCAGTATTGAAATATCCAAAATTTGGTGAGTTCCAACTTAATCTCGCGGTTCCATTATAAAATGAATTGTCGGCTATAAGATAATTGTCTATTATCCCGTTGTTTTGGTATTCCAAAGATGTTTGGTTGAATCTAATTCCACCTATACTTGGAAACAAAATATAATCGGCGGTTCCTTCTTCTACCAAAGAAAGATCGAAATAGGAATAATATCCAGGAGCATAGAAATTATTATTTCCATCTGTTATTGATTGATAGAATGTTGATGTAGAGTTGTTTTTTATGTTCAAACCCACCCCAAGAAGACTTTCAAATTCTGAATCCGTATATGTTGAAAAGATATCGGATCCCTTATAGAGATAATACATGTCCGTTACTAACTTCGGGTAAAATCCAACATTGAAAACATTCATTGTGGGATCGAGTTTCACCATTTGGTATGACTGTGTTGAGGAACTATAAACTTTTTGTGTATTTTCCCCGATTGGATCATAATACTTTGCAAAATCTATATTATTCCAACACGCATCCAAGAAATCTTCACCTGTATTTACATAAGTTTTGTATCTATTCCAAATACTTCCATATTTCAAAACCCAAGCAAATGGTAATTTGTGGATACCCGAAAACTTTGTTATAGTTGCCGCGATATAGTTCAAAAATTCATTTGTAGTATCTTTTTTGGTAATATACTTTTCTAAAGTTGTGGCCAGTGGTAGTGAATTCAAGAATAAATAAGCGGCAGCCTTCATAGGATGACTGTTCTTTGTTCTTATATTTTGAACACCTTCAGAAAAAGCATTAACAAAATAAGGTGTGTTGAGTATTGATGTTGATTGTGTGGAAGTTACTTGATTTGTATAATTCGAATAATACAAAGATCCTTCTAAAACAGTTTTTTTGGTATTGTCCAACCTCAAATCATAAAATTCTTTGAGGTTTATCGCTGTCAGAATGTTGTCAAGAGATATTCCGTTCGATGTTTCATTCGTTATTTTGTTTTCTTGCCAATTGAAATAGTTAAACGGTCGAATTTCTGTTGTAGATTTTACATCAGTAAAATTTGTAATGACTTTTTTGTCAGAAAAGAAATTTAATACCTTTGTTGTGTCGTAAAAGTTATTTAAATTTTCCCCTTGAAATCCGGCTAAATTGTTTTTTACCCAATTTCCATTATCGAATGGATATGTATTCAACAAATCTTTGATTGTAGAGTCATTACTCTTTAAGAACTCCTGTAGTTTTTTTGTTGTAGGTTGTTCTCCATTTACAGTAGGCGAATTATTGAGTAAAGATTGAATCGAATATATTCCCGAACTTTGTTCTAACTGTTCCCTCAAGTAAGGTGTTGTGTATTGATCCCGAATAAATTGATTCCAATAAAGTCCTGTTCCAACATTGGATATTGTTCTTAATATTTCTTCGTAATTTTGTGCTGAAATAGGTGTTTTCTTAAACAGTTCCAATAAGGTTGTGGATCCATTGATTTGTTGAAGTAAGTTGTATTTTTCGAAATCTCCCAAAACTTGATAAAGTTGTTTTTTATCTCCGTCTTTGAGTAACCCTATATAATAAGAATCGGACATTGTTCTTTCAAAGAATTCATAAAGAACCGAAACATCTGTCAAATTAAGGTAGGGTATATTTGTAAATGGAAATTCCAATGCGTTAGAAGACAAATAGGGTGGGTTTTGTCCGACATTTTGAATGGGTGGTTTCGGATCATCTTGGTCATAAGGGATCATTCCACTTATAAACTGTTCAACAAATTCTACTTCAGGCCAAACATCAAAATTAAATGCACCTGTTTTTTGAGCAACTGTTGAGTCTCCTGGGTATAAGGTGAATATTTTATTTTCCGCATCTATAACTTCGGTATATGAAGGCCAAGGATATACAATTTGATCTTCAGTAGGTATTGGTATTGTTGAATCCACATTCGGTGCCCCCAAAATTGTTGATAATCGTTTTGGGTCTTTTCTAACATCCCAAGCTTTTGTATGGACATCATCCATCAGTCTCAAAAAGGCATCAACTTGAGCCATAATGACGGCCATAACATTTCTAATTGTTGGATTAAATCCAAGTCCGTAGTTTGGATCAACTATTTTTTCCAAAAGGGCTTCAGTCAATGCTTTTTCAATTTCTTCATTCTTTTCTTTTAAAGATTTTTGAATCTGAGCAATTTTTTGTTCAAAACCAATATT